ACGCGCGGGGGCTGACAATCTCCCACGTCCCGACGCTCGCCATGCTGCGAGCATGGAGACCGAGCGCAAGGGCCTGACCCTCAGCCTGAAGGCGGCCGACGACGGCAGCCGGGAGTTCAGCGCGGTGTTCGCAACGTTCGACGTGGTCGACCACGACGGCGACATCACGCGACCCGGCGCGTTCGCGAACGGAGCCGAGGTGCTCATCGGTGCGTACGGCCATAACGCGCGCACCCTGCCCGTCGGAAAAGGCGTCATCCAGACCGACCAGCGGGAGGCGCGGGTCACGGGCGCGTTCTTCGATACCGCCGCCGGCCGCGAGCACTACGAGACGCTGAAGGCCGCCGGCCAGCTGGCCGAGTGGTCGTACATCTACGCCGTGAAGCGGCAGAGCTTCGGCCAGCACGAGGGCCGGGCAGTCCGCTATCTGGAGGAGATCGACGTCTGGAGCGTGGACCCGGTGCTGAAGGGCGCCGGCATCGGCACCCGGACGCTCGCCATCAAGAGCGCTACCGCAGCGCTGCCGTTCATCGAGCACTCGGAGGAGATCACCGGGCTGGTCGATGAGTACCTGGCGCGCGTGAAAGAGCGCCTCGCGGCCCGCGCGAAAGAGGGCCGCACCCTGTCCGCCGCCAACGTGGAGCGCCTGACGGCCATCGCGGAGTCGCTGATGGCGTCGGCCGACGCTCTGGTGCAGTTGCTGGCGGACGCGACCGCAGCGCCCAAGGGCGCGAGCCAGTCGCAGGAGCTCGAACGGGAGCTGATCCGGTTCGAGCGCATCCGCGCCGAGCTGCTCGGCGTCCACTGACACGAGGGGAAAGACATGCCGTTCACGGTGAAGATCGACAGCGACGCGGACATCGCGGGGCTGAGCGGGGCGATGGTCGCGAAGGCCATCGCGGAGCGCAGCGAGATGCTGCACACCATCTTCGAGGAGGCCGGTCCCGACCTGGACCCGTCGAAGGTCAAGAGCGTGGAGCTCAAGGACGGGCTGAGCCTTGCGCAGCACATCCGGGAGCGGAACGAGGAGCTCTCCAAGCTCGGCAAGCGCCGGGACGAGCTGGCGGAGCTGGAAAAGGCGCGTGAGAACGCCGAGCGCGAGCGCAAATGGGCGACGGCGCCGGCGCGCGACATGTCGCGGTTCGCCCCCGACGATTCGGACGGCCGCAAGGCCGCGCCCGCGAAGAGCCTGGGCGAGCTGGTCGCCGCGCAGAAGAGCTACCGGGAGTGGGCCGCGAAGGGCGCGCCCGGCGGCATCGATTACCAGTTCGACGAGGTCTGGCCCACGGATGTGATGGCCAAGAGCGCGAGCTTCGACACGCTCGGGGCCAAGACGCTCTTCCAGACCAGCGCCGGCTGGGCGCCGGAGTCGGTGCGGCAGCCCGGCTTCGTGCCCGCGGTGACGCGGCCGCTCCAGCTCCTCGACATCCTGCCGCTCGCACGGACCAACCAGGAAAAGATCGTCTACATGGAGGAGACGACGCGCACCCACGCTGCCGCCGAGACGGCCGAGGGCGTCGCCTTCGCCGAATCGACGTTCGTGCTCACCGAGCGTGAGTCGTCGGTAAGGAAGATCACCGACTCGATCCCCGTGACGGACGAGCAGCTTGAGGATGAGGCCCAGGTGGAGAGCTACCTCAACAGCCGGCTCGTCTACGGCCTCCGTCAGCGGCTCGATGGCCAGGTGCTCGTCGGTTCGGCCACGCCGCCGGCGATCCGGGGCATGAAGAACACGCCGGGCATCCAGACGCAGGCGAAGGGCGCGGACGCGGTGCCGGATGCGATCTTCCGGGCCATCAACTCCAAGCTGCTGCTCGTGGGGCGGGTCAACGCGAGCCACGTGCTCCTGCACCCGACCGACTGGGAGGCCATCCGTCTCCTTCGCACGGCGGACGGCGTCTACATCTGGGGCTCGCCGAGCGAGGCCGGGCCGCAGCGCATCTGGTCGCTGCCGGTCGTGCTCCAGGACGCGGACAGCGCCGGCACGGGCTACGTGATCAGCGCCGAGCCGCAGTGGATGAGCCTCTTCGAGCGCCGCGGGATCGACGTGCAGGTCGGCTACAAGGGCGACCAGTTCGTCGAGGGCAAGCGGACCATCCGGGCCGACATGCGCTTCGCGTTTGTCGTCTTCCGCCCGGCTGCCATCTGCCAGGTGACGGGGCTCTAGGACAGCACGAGGCCCGGCGGGGGAGCCAAGGCCCCTGCCGGGCCACCCAACCAGGAGGAAGGCCATGCCATACATCACCGGCTCCCGTTCCCGCGTCCTGTCGTTCTCGCCTGGTTCGCCGGCGGTGGGGGCCGACAACGCAGTGCTCGCGGACACGGCCATGCATGCCAGCGACCCGACCGTCGTCAGCGCGGGCATCACGAACCCGGCCGTGGCCCGCAACCTGACGGTCAAGGGCAACCATGCCGACGTCGCCGGCGACGTGGTCATCGAGGGAACGAACATCGGCGGCGAGCCGATCACCGAAACGATCGCACTGGCGGGCACGGGCGTGGTGGCCGGGAACAAGGCGTTCCGGACGGTCACGAGTATCACGCTCCCGCCGTATGTGACGGCGGACACCGAGCGCGTGCGCGTCGGGACCGGGGCGAAGCTCGGGCTGCCCGAGACGCTCAGCCGCAACGGGGTCATCCGGGCGTTCCTGAACGGCGTCGTCGAGAGCACGCCGCCGACCGTCGCGGTGAGCGCGTCTGCGCTCGAGTCGAACACCATCCAGCTCAACTCGGCGCTCAACGGTAACCCCGTGGTCGTCGACTACTACCGGGCGTAGGGGGAGGAGATGGCGGTCGTGCAGACCAGCGCCTACCGCTACACGGGCCTCAGCGGCGACGCGAAGCCGACCACCGCCCCCGTGCCGATCCGCGGGGCGATCTTCGTCGAGACGAACACCGGGCACTCCTTCGAGTGGACGGGTTCCGCCTGGGTCGACATCACGCCGGGAGCGCGGTCCTGATGGCGCTCGACATCCGGGAGCTGCGGCGGCCGCCGGAGGGTGGGGCGTACGTCTCGCCCTTGCGGCTCTGCCTGGACGCAGCCGGCTCACTCGTCGATTGCGCCGACCCGGCGGCCGTGACCCTGCTCGTGGCCGAGGGCGGCGAGCTCCCGCTCCCGGACGCAGAGCGGTACGGGCTCATCGGGCAGGAACGCGAGGACGGCCCCACACCTGAAGCGCCGAAGCGTCGGCGCGCGCCGTCTGACAAGGCCGCGCCGGGCGGCGAGGACAAGGGAAGCGGGTGAACGGGTACGTGCGTCTGCCGGCGCTCAAGGGGGAGCTCGGCATCAGCGCGACAAACACGGCACACGACGCGCAGCTGCTGGCCGCGATCGAGGGCGCATCCGCCGCGATCGACAACGACCTCGGACGGCACTTCTATAGCCGGGTTGCGACGCTCTATCCCGCCTGGTACGGGTCGCCGCTCCAGGATCGGCGCCTGCTGCCGCTCCCGGTCGACCTCGTGAGCGTGACGAGCCTGAAGGTCGACGCGGACGGCGACGGGAACTTCGAGATCACGCTGGTCAACGGGACGGACTACAGCCTGCGGCCGCGAGGAGGCCCACCGCACACGCCGTATCGCGAGATCTGGCTGCGCCCGCTGGGCGGGCAGCTGAGCGCATGGCCGGACGGCGACGAGCGGGTCGAACTGGTGGGCATCGTCGGCTACAGCCAGGAGACGGAAGTCGCGGGGATGCTGGCGGACGGAGCCGAGAGCGGGGAGACGACGGTCACGATGACGGCCGGCCACGACGTCGCGGCCGGGGACATGCTCCTCATCGGGGGCGAGCAGATAAGCGTGACAGCCGTGGAGGTGGACACGCTGACTGTCGTACGGGCCCGCAACGGAACGGCGGCCGCGACGCACGCGAACGGGGCGGTCGTGCTGCGGCGCATCTACCCGCGCGCGATTGCGCAGGCGACGGCTATGCAGGCCGCGCGGCTGTTCCGGGCAGCGCAGACGGGGCACGGCGAGATGGTGGGGTCGCAAGAGCTGGGCGGGTTTTCGTTCAGCGCGACGTATCCGCTCATCCGGGACCTGCTGGCGCCATTCCGGCGCGTGACGGTGGCCTGAGCGATGGCGAAGAACGCAGTCGTCGGGATTGAGATCTCGGGCATGGCGAAGCTGCGCGGGCTCGTCAAGGCGGCCGGCGATGCGCAGCACCCGGAGTGGCAGGCCGGTGCGCGGCGTGCCACAGACGAGTTCCGGGGCCTGGTCGCGAGCCGCGCACCGGGGAGCATGGGCGGAAAGACCGCTGTGAAGCGGTCCGCGACGCTGCTCGGTCCGACGGTGGGGGCGGTGGGTACGAAACACCCGGGCGCGAAGGTCGTGGAGTTCGGGCGCGGGGCGCTCGTGATCCGGCCTCGGCGCGCCCGCGTGCTCTGGTGGCGCGGAGCGGCGCACCCGGTTGCGAGCGTGAGCCAGGCGAAGCGCGCGGCGCGGCCGTTCTACGGCATCGTCCGCGGCGACGCCGCGACGGGCGCGATGCGACCACGGCTGGAGACCATCCTCGCCGCCGCGATCGAACGTGTGTGGGGCTCGGCGGGCCCCGACGGGAGCGACTGATGTTCTCCCAGGCAAACACCTGCAACGAGATCCGTGCGGCGCTGCTGAGCCTCGATGGCGTCAAGCGCGTCTACTCGGCCGGCGCGAGCGGCCGCGAGGGCATCCCGGCGGCGCTCAACGAGCTGCCGGCCATCCTGGTGTTCCCGGGGCGGACACGACGCTACGAGGCGAGGAGCCAGGCGCACCACCGGCACGAGTACGAGGTGGTGGTACAGGTGTTGCAGGCGGGCGGGGACATGGCGACGCGGCTGGCGACGGTGCTGCCGATGGTCGACCGCATCATCGAGCGCTTCACCTCCCACGTGACGCTCGGGGATAGCGTCAATTTCTGCAGGTTCGACCGCAGCGAGGGCCTCCAGGACCTCGAATACGCGGGCGTGACCTACAGCGGATACCAGATCTTTCTGCTCGTGGGCGAGCAGGAGAACACGTCATTCAGCGGAGGGAGCCCGTGAAGCTGCGCTACATCGCCGAGACGCCACACGGCGCTGCGCTGCCGCTGCCGGAGGGCTGGCCGGCGGCAGACCACGACGAGCCCGACCGCGAAGCCGCCGACGCGAAGGTCGCGAGCGGCGCCTATCGCTATGAGCACCCGCCTCGGCGGCGGGCCCAGGAGGAGAGCAATGGCGACCGCGATTAACCCCTTCCGCAAGCTCCAGGTCGGCCGGGAGACTACGAAAGGCACACTCGTTGCCGCGACCAGGCAGCTCGTCGGCGACTGGAGCTACGAGGAGACGAGCGAGCGGTATCGCTCGGCGTTCCCACGCGGGATCAACGCGAACACGGGCGGCGCCGGGGTCGACCTGATAAAGGCCGCGCGTGTCAGCGTAGACACTGAGCTCACGTTCGAGGAGATCCTCTGGCCGCTGCTCCTGGGCGTGCGTGGCGCAGTCACCCCAGGCGGCGCCGGCGACGCGAAGACGTGGGTATTCGACCCACAACTGACGGTGGAGCCAACGCTTGATACCGCCACGGTCGAGGTGGTGGAGGGTGACGGCACCACGAACCACATTGCGCGTGAGTTCGGGTATGCGTTCCTCGACGAGTTCGAGGTTGAGTGGGCGACGAACGAAGTCGCGAAGCTCAAGTACTCGCTGGTGGGCCGGGCGTCGCAGCCGTCGACGCCGACCGGCGCGCTGGCGCCCTACGCCAATCGCGAGGAGGCGAAGAGCGCACTCACGTCTGTCTACCTCGACGCTGCCGGCGCCGACCTTGGCGATACGCAGCTCACCGGGGTCATCCGGCAAGCTGCCTTCAAGTACACGTCGCCGTTCACGCCGAAGTACACGCTCGACGGGCGCGCCGACCTCGACCATACCGGGCACCACTTCGCGCGCGGATTCAAGGCGACGCTCAGCCTGACGATGGAACTGGACGCGACGGGCGCAGCACGCGTGGCCGCCTGGCGCGCAAACGACGTCGTGTTCATTCGCGTCGCGACGACCGGGTCGGAGATCGAAACGGGCCCGTCGGTTTACAAGTCGGTCATCATCGACGGTGCGTACCGTTTCACGGGCGCGCCGGCTTTCAGCGGGGACGGTGACAACCGGCTGGTCGCGTTCGACCTGGAGAGCGTCTACGACCCGACGTGGGCGAAGTCGCTGCTTTTCACGGTCATCAATAGGGAGGCCGCGATCTGATGCCGTGGCTGACTGACGACGACCTCGTACAAATCGATCTGCCGACGCCGGGCGAGTGGGTGAAGGTAAAGGCGCGGCTGTCGGTCGACGACCGCCTGCGGATCACGACGGCGGCGATGGCTGGCAGCGCAGTCCGCGTGGCCGGCAACCGGGCACTCGACGGCGACTTCGACCTCGCGGCCGCGACGGTTGCGATGGCGAAGGTGAAGGCGGAGGTTGCGATCAAGGCTTGGTCGTCGCCGCTGCCGGTGACGCCAGAGAACATCGGCCGGCTGGACGAGGAATCGTGGGCATATCTCTCGGCGAGGCTCGACGAGCTCTACCCAGGGCCACGCGAGGAGCCGGAAAAAAACGCATCCGGCGGGAGTGGGCCGACTGGTCGCTCGGGCGACGCTCGGGTCCTCCCGCAGAGCTCGGGTGGGTCGCGGTAATGGAACGTGCCGGCGGCTTCCGCGATTACCTGGCGCTGCGCCAGGACGCCGCCGCGTACGAGGACCTTCTGCTCGCGATGGCCGGCGACGCCGAGGCCGAGACGATCCGCCAGATTGAGAGGCGCGCCCGTGGTCACTAACGCCGAGCTGATCGCGGTCATCAAGGCCCGCAACGAGGCGGACGCGGCGCTCAGGGAAGTGCGCGACGCGCTGAACGGCGTCGGCGAGGCGGCCGAGAAAAACAGCGGCCGCTTTGGCGGTGTGCAGAAGGCACTGGGGGACGTCGCCAAGGTTGCCAGCGGCGTGCTGGTGGCTCAGGCGATCCCGAAGATCACAGGCGGGTTCAGCACCGCCATCAGCGCGGCCTCGAACCTCGAAGAGAGCATGAACGGGGTCAACCAGGTCTTCGGCGACAGCGCCGGGGAGGTGCTCGCCTGGGGCAAAGAGAACGCGAACGCGCTCGGGCTCTCTCAGGCCGCGTTCAACCAGTTGGCGACGCCAATGGGCGCGATGCTCAAGAACGCGGGGCTCGGGATGGACGTCGTCACGAAGTCGACGACCTCGCTCACCGAGCGCGCGGCGGACATGGCCAGCGTGTTCAACACCGATGTTTCGGAGGCGATCGACGCCATCAACGCCGGGCTGCGGGGCGAGTCGAACCCGCTCGAAAAGTATGGCGTCAGCCTGTCGGCCGCGGCCGTCGAGGCGCGGGCACTGGCTGACACGGGGAAGACGTCGGCGAAAGCGCTGACGGACCAGGAGAAGGCGCTCGCGCGGATCAGCCTGATCATGGAGCAGACGAACGACGTGGCCGGGGACTTCCGGAACACGAGCAACGGCGCCGCCAACAGCGCGCGCATTGCAGCCGCGCGCCAGGAAGAGCTCGCGGCCAGCATCGGCCAGAAGCTGATGCCGGTGCAGCTGGCGATGACGCGCGCGAAGCTCAAGTTCCTCGAGACGCTCAACGTGCTCATCCCGGTCGTGGGGCAGTTCGTCGGCGTGATCTCGACGATCGCCGGGGCGCTGCAACCGATTGTCACGAACATGGACATCATGCTGCCGGTGCTGGCGGCCATCGGCGCGTCGGTGCTCTCGGCGGTCATCCCGGCGCTGATCGCGATGGTCCCGGTGTGGATTGCAAACGCCACCGCGGCCGGCGCCGCGGCGGTCGCGTTCATCGCGGCCAACGCGCCGCTGATCCTGATCGGCGCCGGGATCGCGCTCGTCGCGGCCGGCATCGTGCTCCTCGTGCGCCACTGGGACGACATTACGGCGAAGTTCCCGGCGCTCGGCGCGGCCGCGGACGGCGTGAAGGGCGCGCTCCAGGCGTTCAGCGGATGGGTGACGGATACGCTCGTGCCGGCGGTGGTCGGGGCGTTCGACGGCATCAAGGGCGTACTCGACGGGTTCGTCGGGTGGGTGACGGATACGCTCGTGCCGGCTGCGGTGACAGCGTTCGACGGCGTCAAGGCGGCGATCCAGGCCGTCATCGACTTCGTGGGCGAGCACTGGGGGACGATCCAGGCGGTGATCGAGCCGGTGTTCGACGCCGTGAGGCTGGTCGCCGAGAGCACGTTCAAGACCATCGAGACGGTGATCGACACGACGA